GTTTTACAATAAGCAGAAACCATTACGGTTGTTGTATCTAATAAAGCAACAGAATCCTTTTGTCCTTCTGGAGTATCAGTTGCAACATCATAAATAATAAAAGGAAATGGAGATGTTTGTTTCATTACATTTGGAGCAATTCTTGTTCCAACCATTGACTCAACTGCAATGTTATCATGTAAAATTTTATATATTGCTTTACCTATATCCATTTTAGTAAGCGGCTCTTCCCCATTTTTTCATTCTTCTTAAATCTGCTTGCACTGCTTTAATATATATTTTTTCAGCTTCTGAAAATCCATCTGCTAAAACTACTGCATGTTTTTGATTCCAAGCTCTTTGCATAAAATCGTTTGGAGTTGTCATTCCTCCTCCTCTTTTTCTGTGTCCATATTCAACCCACGCTCCATAGTAACCGCCCATATTTTTCTTAAATTTACCCTTAACTCTTGGTCCTATATATGCTCCATGAACTCCTTTTTGTTTTGAAGCTCTTGTTCTGTAAAATTGTAGAGATTTTTTTAATGTTCCTCTTGCAATTTTTAGTTTATTATCTGGAGGATATACAACATCTTTTTCTGCCACTGGAGCTTCTTGTATTGCAGCATCTAATAAAGGAACAGTAACTTTTTTCCAAAACCTTCCCCATATTAAATCTTTCTTAACTCTATTAGGAAGTTGATTGAACATTTGTCCAATCTCTTTTAATCCTTGAGCTTCAACAGTTACTCCCATTAGTTATTATCTTTTAATTTTGTTTCTATTTCTAAAAATTGTTCTCTTCCATCTATTTGTTTAATCCCATGTATTATGTAAGTTTTAGAATCATAAACTATTCTATAAGTTCCTAAAATTGTAACTCCTAAATTTCTTACATAAAAAACTAAATCAGTTCCTTGAACTTGTTCTTGAGATTCTTCTTTTCTTCTGCTTGATTTCCAATCTGCATGAGCCCATAAAGTATAAGCTGTTGCATAAACTTTTGTTTCTGCTCCATATCTATCAGTTGTATAAGTTGGAGATTGCACTACAATTCTTCTATCAAGTTGCCCTATGCTTAACATACCTGTATTTTATACTGATCTAATAAATATTGACTTGATAAAGGAAGTTCAGTTGCTGTTCTTCCTGTTATTACTGTTTGTCTGTTTTCATACCAATTCCCTAAAGTTAAAAGAACTGCTTGTTTAATTCCATCTGGAACATCTGTTGAAGCTGTTCCATAACCAACTGTATATCTAACATGAACAGCGTTTATTCTATCTGCTAAATCTGGTAAAGTAGCATCAACTGCTAAACCAATTCTTGCAGGTTTTGAAACATCATCTAAAATGTAATTAGAAGAAGCCCAAGTTTGTTCACTATCATTAGTATCATAGTATTTAATATGAGTAATTGATGAAACAGGACTTTTATAAAGTGTATAAACTTCACTCCATTTATCTGAATATTGTTCTACAATAGTATTTAAAAAATATTGATTAGTATAAATTTGACAAGACTCCGTTGCAGCTTTAATTAAATTATCAATTAAAGTGTCATCAGCAGTAGTGTCAACTTTAAGAAAATCTTTTGCTTCAGCAGTTGTAAATAATGGAGTTTCTGATAAAGTAACCTCTTTTAGACTTCTATACATTTTAAATTAGTTTTAAAAAAAAGGACTGGCTTCAAAACCAGCCCCTTTTTTAATTATTTATAAATTACTATTAAAGAACTGTAGTGTATTTAACAAATGAAGCACCTGAAGCAACTCCCCAATCAAAGTGGTTGTTCATAACTAATCTTACTTCATTAGTTGTAGCAGCAGAATAAGGATCTACTATTATGTTAGAAGGTCCAAATTGTGCAAAATAGATTCTTCCAAAATCTCCAAATAAACCATCAGCAGATGTTATTGGAGGTCCACCCGCAGTTGCAGGAGCAGAAGAGAAATAAGCAGGATAACCAGCTAATCTATCATCTACATATAATGGATAAACAGAAGCAACTTGAGCAGCTGATTTAATGTTAGAGTAAAGAGCCCAGTTATTTACAAATCCTAAATTACCATCTAATCCATGATCATCAGCAATAGTTTGAATAGCTTCTAACATATCAGAAGCAGCTCCAGCAGCACCTCCAGCAGCAGATTCAGTAAAAGATAAAGTTCCAGCTGTTTGCACAATTGCAGTTGGAGCGTTTGCAACATTTGCAGATCCGAACATAGCAGCGTCAATTTGAGTTCCCATGTTTCTTCCCATATCTCTCATTACAGACGCTTCAGCAGCTGGACCGTTTTGAGCTAAGATAACATTTGAGATATCAGCATAACCTGTTACTCTTTTTGGAGTTAAAGTAACTTTTCCAAAGTTTGCTCCTCCATCAGCAGCAGCAGCAACTTCAGCACCCCAAGCAACAGTTGAACCTCCAGCTATTGGAAGTACAGTATCGGCACTTACAGTTCCTAAATTGTTTACTCCGATTCTGTCGTAAAGAGCAGAAGCTTGTAAACTATCAACATAAGCTCCAACTGATGTTGGTGCTATAGCAGAGTTAGTTTGGTCAATTGCTCTTTCTTCTTTCATCATTGTTGGAATACCAATTCCTTGTAAACCTTTTCTTGCTTCAGTTTCAGCTTCTTGATGCATCTCAGCTTCTAAACCTGTTAAAGAACCACCATTTCTAACTTCGTTTATTGCTTTGAATAAGCTCCATCCTCTTGTTGCTTTATCAGTGTTTACTTTTTGAACTGGAGTTCCAGCTAACTTTACATTATTTCTAATTTCAGTTTCTACTTTCTCAGCTCTTTCAATCTTTGCAGATAATTCATCTGCATTTTTAAGAAGTGAATCCATTTCATTATTCTCCTCTGAAGTTAAATCTCTTTCTTCTGCTGTTGCAGTTTCTTTGATTACTTCTAAAGAATCAATAATATCATTTCTCATTTCTTTCAATTCAATACTTGATTTCATTTTAAAAAATTTTTTATTATTATTATTTTGTTCGTTTTATTAATTCTATTTTTAGTTTTGCCAACGAACGCGCCACTAAATCGTTTTCCTCTTCTTTTATTTCTTGTTTTTCTTTATACATTGCTAAACCTCTTTGAGCTACTACTAAATCAGAATCAGCTTGAGAATAAGCAGGATATGTAACTGGAGAAACATCATATAATTTATCAATGGAAGTTATTGTTCTAACATCATTTCCATCTTCATCAGTAGACCATTCATCTGATCCAACAGTAAATGCAAATGAAGATTGATTAATGTTTCCATTCTTCATATTAATAGCTAAGTCTTTTCCATAAGAAGTTTCTGGAATAGAAAATTCATATCTCAAACCTTTTTCATCAATAGATAAATCCAAAGTTCCAGTTGTACTTCTTGCTAAAACTAAGTTTGCATCATGATTTATGAGGGCTCTAACGTCTGATTTTGCAATTGTTTCTTGACTAATTGCAGTTGGAGATATATATTCATAAAATCCTCCCAAGTTTTCACTTCTGGAGTTAAATATACTTCCATATCCAACAACCACTTCTTGGCCATCTTCTTTTGTTTCAAATCTGTTTTCAATGTTAAATAATCTTTTTTCCATAATTGTGTTATTAAATTTTTTATCCCAAACTTTAATTTTTGTTTTTTCTTGATTCTCTTCTAAATCGTAGTCCTCGTTATCATCTTCAGCTTCCTCTTGAGTTTCATATTTACACTCTCCAGTTTCTCCCCACTTCCACATTCCGTTATTGCATTCCTCAGCTGGCATCTTCGTCTTGTCCTATTTTATTAATGGTAGTCATGTTCATTTGAAGATAATTTTCATCTCCCGAATCAATCTTGTTTAAATCTTCTTTTTGTCTTACTTCATTAATTGACATCCATCCGTTTGTTATTGCAGTTTTATAATAATCTGCTCTATCTTTTACGTTTCCTCTGAGTAATCCGTTTACATTAAATTTAATATATTCTCTTCCAATGTTATTTCTTCTGAATAATTTAAGACTCATTTCTAATTCTATCTTTGATATATAAGGCATTAAAGAATAAGAAACAAATTCTTGAGATTGCATTTCTATATTATTGAATGAACTTGCAGATAAATCTTTTAATAAATGTGGAGGTAATCCAAAAATTCTTGCAACTTCCTGAATTGAGAATTGTCTTGATGCTAAAAACTGAGCTTGGTCGGGGGTTACTGAAATACTTTTGTATTTCAATCCCTCCTCTAACACTGCCGTTTGGTTACTACCATTTAAAGTTCCATAATTTTTATTAAAGCTATTCCTTAATCTATCTATGGCCTGTTCTGACAATGCTCTATCTGATTCCAAAATCCCCGACAATTTTCCACCGTTACGAAAAAATGTGCTAGAATAGGTCTGCACATCCATACCCCATCCAATTGCATTTTTACATTGTTCAATTGGAGAAAGTCCTGTTATTCCATCTGGTCCTGTTATCATTTTGAAATGAAGTATATTTTCAGAGTCATGAGTTTCCCCAGACTTCTCATCTGAATAATATAATTTATTATCTAATGTATAAGTATTTACATCTCCATAGTTTAATGGTAGCAATTCTAAAACTCTTCCGTTTCTATTTCTTACAATTTGAACATAAGAATTCCCATCTGATAACATATCCATTATTATCTTTTCGTAAAAAGTAATTTTGTTTTGATATGTATTAGGTTGATATTTAACTAAAAAAGAAAGATCAGAAACAACCTCAACATTATCTCCATTATTTTCTCTTCTAAAAACTCCAACTGGAAGTGTAGATATACTCTCTGAAAGTAATCTCATAGCAGCCCAAACAGCTGAAAAAGTTAAAGCAGTTTCTGGAGAAACTTGAGTTGAAGGGCCAAAAGGTAAGCTGTAATTTATGCTTCTTTGTTCTTTTTTCTGAGGTGTAGTAAAGATGTTTTGAATTGATTGCAGTATTCCCACTATATAATTTTTTGCAATTATACCTTTATTTTGTTCTTTTGTTGTGTAACATTGTTTCCTTTATTTTCCTATCTCTACAAACTCTAAAGGAATTGTAGTCAGAATATTTACGTTTACCGAATAGTTCAATGTGGTCTTTTTCTACTGCCTCGTATGCTCCTTTGAGAGTCTTATGTTCTTTGGCTTTATCCCAAAATTCTCTAACAAATCCATCTGCTGAATATATATATATCATAACATTAATAATCCTCTATCATCATAAATTGAATTGTAACCTCCTTCGGTCATATAA